GAACGTGACACCGTCCATTGATTGACACAACTGACATACGCGGCCGTCCCCGGCCGTAGACCACTCAACCATCACGCCCACTTCCGCGACCCCCAACCGCTCCATCGCGTCTAGCTGACCTTCCGCGTGAGCTCTGATGATTTCCGTCCTGGCTATTAACATTGCACGATGTTTGCCAATCCCATCTACGTTCTTCGCCAAGTCTCTCGCTATCGCCCGTGGATTCTTGCCCTGCGCCAGACCATCCGTCAGTGTCCGGGTCATCGCCGCGGCCATCGCCTGCGTGACGCCTTTCAAGTCCGTGAACACTCTCCCAGCCAGCAGCTTGACCTTGTCTATCGCGACCGGTCTCGCGAACGACGATCGCAGAAACTCTGCCTTGCTACCTTCGTAGAACGCCAGCTTCTCCTTAGACGCCGCGTCCATAGCTGCTCGCACGGGAGCCCTCGTGTCATCAAACGCTCTGCCTGCCCCCTTCCTGTAACCCTCTTCCACGTATCTTTTCCAATACGCATCCTTTGTCTTCCGCGAAGCCTTCTCCAATATCCCTGCCTGTACCTGCTGCTCCAGCCAAGCTTCAAACAACATCACTTGCTGAGACGTAGCCTTGAAAGACCATCGCTGATTCTCTATCAGTATGTTCTTTGTAGTCTGATCACTGAGCATCGGAGGACGGTAAACGTGAGCAAACTTTCCATCGGGCATCTTCTTCTTTGTGAAGGTTCCTCCTCTTGGCAAGATAATTTCACCCTCAGCCTTTCTTGTCAGAGAATTTGAGTCCCGAGGTTGACTAGGATTGTAGTTCTCGATAGTCTGCTTCAGGCCAAAAGCATCCTCCACTACAATGAGGTCAATCATCTTGCTCTTCAACCGCGCAAACCTCTTCGTAAACTCTCGCACGAACTGCTGTCTCAGAGTGATCGTTCTGGTAGGATCGGCTTTCAGAGGATTCGATGCGACGGTCTTGGTCCGCTTTCGTCGAACGTTTTCCGTAAAGCCGGAAGCCTTGATGGCCTGTGCTTGACGCAGGGCCAGCTTGCGGGCGGACGGGCCGGTGTAGCACTTACCTCTGCGCCCCCATCGCACACCCCTACGACCGTCAACTACGCATTTTTGCAGCGGCATCAGTCAATCCTCTCAAACACAATTGGGTCGTTGGGGTTTGTCCATGGTTTCAACGCAAACTAGGGTATCTTGTAAGGTGCCGGTTTCGTGTAACCTGCAATCCTCCGCAACTCAGTACGCTCATCCCTCCCTCTACGAATCTTGGCTGTCTCAGCCGCGATAGCTTCGGGAGTCGGGATGTATTCAGGCTCAGACATCACTTTTCATCAGCTCCTCCTAGCTGTGAAGGGTTGTAAGCATTCAAAACGTTTTCAGTCTTCTTTTTTTGGGGGAAAGGGCTCTTGGACTTGCCAGCCTCCTTTTTCTCATCACCGGGTTTTGTACCTTCTTCCTCTTTTGCATCTGCATCTTCTTCTCCCGGCGGTACTTCACCTTCTTCAGGTTCCTCGGGTTGCGCGAGCACGTCGTCGTCCTCCTGTTCGCCAGCGGACTCGACTACTTCTTCAGCTTCGCTTTGCTCCATCCCTACCACCTTGACGAGGAAGTCCAGTGGTGTTATGAGAGCCTGAACGTTGCCGCCGACGTACTTCGCCATGGCTTCGGTCCGTTGAACGGCGATCGCAGATTGTTGTTCTGGAGTAAGGGAATCGATGTCGGGCCATACTGCACTGTAACCCTTCGGTTGTGGTAACACTCCGAGCCAGATCAACCGGTCTACGAACGGTACGATGACGTTCGGCGTCACGTGAAGTTGTTGTCTGGCGTTCAATCTCTTGGTCCACGTCCTGGAGTCCTGTGAGGAAGACAGTTCCCCTCGTTCACTCCCCAGAAAAATTCGCTTCGGTATGCCCTTCTGAACGCAGATGGAGTCTATGTATGCGTTGATTTGTGGCGTCGGATCTACCACGGTCGGGCTCAGCATCTTGGCAGACATGCCCATCGTGATCATGTACCGTTGTAGGCTGTTGCTGTACTGCTCTATTTGCTCTTTGAGGGTCGTGCTGTTGACGTTCACGTCGCCGCCTAATTGTGGGTGGGTCTCCCAAGAGATGCCCGGAAACGCTCCTTTGTAATACATCTCCGCGCTGGCGCTGCGGACTTTGTGAATATCCAGCAGAGGATTCCAGACTGGCCGTTGTCGTGGGACGCCGAATATCTCGCTGCTGGCCTGATTGTCGGCGACGTGGATTACCCGTGTCCAATGAACCTTTTGGGTTTTACTAGATCCTCCGATGGAATGCGCAGAACCTGTCTGATCGCGAGGATCGTTGAACGTGATGTCGTAATACAGAGGCTGCCCGAATCTTCGACTACTGACATCCGTCTCAAATTCCAAGATTGGTGCCAGCGACTCGTCGAACACTCTGACGTAGAGCAAACCTTTGCTCTTTCCGGGCCTCGCCGGTTCATCCAAACTTTTCACTCCATCATCTAGCCCCAAAAGCATCACACCATAGCTTGCGATCCCGCTCATCTCATCCAGACGTACCAGGTAGCTCCATATCCCGCTGCCCCCTTCATCCTGGTACCAACTTTCTTCGCCGCGAAGCTGTTTGCCGAGACTGTCCCACACCTTTTCAAATTCCGTGTCCTGGTCAAGGTCTTCAGTTTCAAAGACAGTGGGTTGAACTTGCCAGGTTTCCTTCGGTAGAACGTCGACGACTCTCGTAGCCACAGGCTCCCTGTCGTACATCGTCCTGTAAATCTCGGGAGTCAGATTTTCAGTTTCGGGGTATCCACATTCATCGTTGATGCTCCGTCTCTTGTCCAGGTCCTCATTGACCATTCTGCTTCTCGTCGACATGTAGTTTTCAACCGACGTCCGAAGCATGTTTTGAACTAGGGGATCTACCAAACCGCCGAATGGATTAAGCATCATTATTCTCCTCGGTTAAGCTCCGCATTTGTCTAGTGTATTCCTCCGTGTCGTCTTCCAACCATTTGATTCTGCCTTCAAGCGGAGACAGATCCAATCCTTCGATAGTTCGGACCATCTTGCTTTCATCTCCATCCCAATGCTGAGACGTCTGCTGCAATGGTCCGTCTCTGGCCTCTTGCAGACTTCTCAAAGACCTCACTCTTCTGCGCAACTCCCACAGTTCCTCGCTAACAACTGCAAGGCGAAGTTGCCAATACTTCCGTTTCAAAAACAGTAGACGCTTGGGGTCTTTTGGCGGTCTGAATTCTGGACCTTGGTAGTCCGTAGCAGAGTGCATCCACCCGTCTCTGAACAGCAACCTCTTGGCGTAGAGTACCGGGTCGTTGCCGTGTTTTTCTCGAAAGGCAAAATACGTCGCTTGCCAGTCAATTTCTACACCACAAATCTCGCCCACAGTTTGCAAGTCGATCACGTCTCACCTCCTTCATCCGACGCGTCGGTACTCCATAATAACCACCATATAGTTCTCAGCCCTATCCAAAATGATGCACGGTCACATATTCTCCACCGAGATGATGTAAGTCCTTCACTATCATACATTTCAACGTAAGCGGCGCGTTGAACCCACACCATTTTGGTTGCGTATCTTCCGTCTTCTCGTTCCTCCCATTTGAACGACTCCAGAAGATGTTTTCTTACTATGCGGCCTAAGACATTGAGAAGAAATACCGGTGGGCGTTTGCTGAGGACCAATAACTTTTTCTTCTCAGGCTGCATTAACTCTGATAAGTCGTTTGCACGTGGGGGCTCGGTTTGCATTTCAGACGTTGCCTTTGGATAGCTGTGCATCGTTCTCATGCCACTACTCCTATTGATGTTTGAAAAGACCTGCGAGAAAGGCCGTACGTGGCCAATACCACGGCATCAGCTTCATCAGGACTGCAACCTAACATCTCCGTCAAAGTAACGCGAGTATCTTGCGGGTCTCTCTTGCTCTTAGGTGGTAAAACCATCACGCCTTCTTCGTTGTAGGTGAGAGGAAACACGCTCAACTGCCTTCTGAGTTCCACGTATTTTTGAGGAATGGCGAATCCCCCACTCTCTGAAGGGTCGATTCGCGTGCGCAGTATACCATACATCTCGCATCGACGGTTCTTGTACGCCATCCGAGTTTCGTCTTGCCGATTTCGCTGGTCCATCGTAGTCATTCCTCTGCGGCGAGGAGCGGTGGCCTTGGACCCAAACATTATAATCTGGACCTTGTGTCCTTCTTTTCGTAATCTATCGGCATGTTGCTTTCCACCCCCGCCACCGTCGAACAACACATCTTCTGCGGCGATGTTGAATTTTCGCATCAGAGCCAAAGTCTTGCTGGTGATTTCGGTTGTGTCTGGAGTCTTTAATGATTCTAAGTAAATGAGTCCCCAATCCTCACAGACGGCAAAAGCTGTATTGTTTCCACCCTGACCAGAATCTATTCCCAGCGTCTTCTTGATACCGTACCGCTTCCCCTGCTTCGCGAGCCTCTCCGAGTGATCCAACCAGATGGGAGGATACAGCTTAATCTCAGCCCCCTCATAGAATTCAGCGTCTAAGCAGATGCACTGCTTGACGGGGTCCCAGGTCTTCCTTCGTTTCAGGTAGTCCCAATAGTTCATCACTCCGTCTACGAGCATTTCACCGGTTGGCTTTTTGCCTTGATTGATTTGGGACAAGGCAAATCTGACGTTGGGACTGGCCTCACATTTGATTTTGATTACCTTGCTGTAAAACCCTTTCCCAGTTTCAGATGGCACGTTGCCTTTGCGCACACCTTTCCTGAAGAAGTTTTCACAAGGAAAAGGGTTGCCAATGATGAGCTTTCTGTCAGCCCACGTGTCTGCTCTGTTGTAGCTTAGATCATCAACACCACTGGCTTCGTCAGCCATGAACAAGGTTCGTGGAATCTCATCTCCTGTCTTCGCAATGTGGTGCCCCAACATCCCTTCGCCTTTCTCTGCCGTACGTCCCATTATGTAACTCAACCCGTCGATCTCACCGTTGACGATCTTTCGGACGTACAGTTGATTCACTAATAAGGGACCGCCGTGCTCCGAGCTCAACCTGTAAGGTGCCGCACTGGTCTGTATGAATCTTCGGATTTCACCCCACAAGACAGCTTCCAACTGTTTGTAGTCTGCACTCGTGGTGACTATTCTGCACGGGTGTCTCGACACGAAAAAATACAATGCTATGAACGCTCCTACATAGTCTTTCCCCATCATGTTGCCAGCTGGCACATACGTTTCGGCGTTTTCCACTACACTGTAGATAATCTCTCTCTGTTCCTTGTAGAACGAGACGTGGGGCCAGCACATCTTCCCGAACTCCAACGGGTCTATGATCTTTGCCATCACGGGCGTCCTACAAGTTCGATCTCTTCATTCCGCTTGCGGGCTCTAGCCAATTGCTTCATGAATTTTGCTACTCTTTTAGAGCCGAAGCCATCGATCTTCAACAGGTCTTCCTCGGTCATCCCTTCCAAATCTTTGATGTAAATCAGCCCCCTGCGTTTTTCCAAGAGGCTGACGGTGACCAGATCGACGTGTGGAATCTCCGCGATAGCGTAAATTTTCCCATCATCCCGTCCTCTGCTTTTTTGTTCTTCTTCTACTTCTTCGATGATTGCATGGCACAAACCGAAATGGTTTCGTTCCAGGTGTATTTGCAGCCTTCTGCTCAGCACGTTTGCTTCGTCTCTCGTCATTATTTTTCTTCTTCAATTAGACGGTCTTCTATCGAGTCTGCAATTCGGCCGGGGACGATGAGGCTGTCCCAATCCGTTTTTACGACTTCGGTTTGTACCTTTGTAGGAGCATACATCCCCATCTTCTTGAGGGCCATGTCGATCGCTCCACCTTTGCTCACGAGCTTTATTTCCGTCTCGACTTCCTCGATGAATACTCCGTCTTCGTCGTACCGTCTTACCTTCTGTTTGACTCCGTCTATCGCGGCAGTGATCTGCTCGGGCAGGTCGTGAATTGTTGTCCCTGAAACTCTACCATTCACGACGCGATGATTCAGTACCAGTATGCCGTTCGGGTCGCACAGTTGCTTACCATCTCTCGTGGCACAAAAATACAGTTGTCTCAGAACTTCTTCGGCGGTAAGCTCCAGCCGCTCACACATCTCCTGCTGCGCCTTGCCGATGAACGCCGAGACTCTCTTGTCTTTGAGAAGCTTCCCAGCCATCGCAGCGGCAGTCTTCTTCGAGTATCCCGCGTTGATGGCGCTCTGTGTATTGTTTCCCGACTCAAGGTAGTGAAAACAAAACCGCAGCATCCTGTCAGGCATTCTCTTTGGATTTGTTCCTCGCTTCTTCAATCCAACGGCTCCCATTGATTAACCTCCTTTAACCCGTCCCTACATTACACCCATGAAACCTGTTTTTCAAACCAATCACGGTTCTGGAATGCTCAACTCCTCACCTTCACGTGGTTTTTGTGCGGTTGGGTATGCCGCTCTTCTCAATCAAGACTCTATTCGCGTCCAGCACGGCATCTCGAAACGTCTGTAATTCATTCAGTCGCTCTGCGACAGCTTCGTCCGTCATCACAATGCCGCCGGCGGTGGTAATGTACTTCCGGCTCTTGTCGTCACCTATCCAGGTGGCTGAGTATCTCATGGCTTCACCTTCTCCTCAGGTTACTGTATGTGTTTAGGTCAAAGTTCTGTGGTCTTTATCGCGATAACCACAACAAGAAATACAAGGCAGGTTCCCAACGTGATTCCGATGGTCGGTATCCAGTCTTTCATGAGCACAATCCTTCTACCGCACTGCCGTTCCTGCGAGTCCTCGGGTCCGCTTGCCGGTCTCGTCTTTCAGCCTGTCCTCGATCTCTGCGATCTTTTTCGTCACCTGCTCGTACGTAGCTTTCACGTCGATCCAGTCAAACTCTGCACCATGCAGGGTCAACTTGCCGTTGTGGATCGTTACTAGATGCGTCTCACCCCACTCGAAGTGTGCGAGCAGTTCTTCCTGCGTCGTCCGGCCGAACGCCTGGA